CATAAGTGCTCTGTGACAGAGACAGTATCCGCCAGAAGCGGTATTGAGGCCCACCGGAAACCGGGAGCCGTCCTACAGGTCCAGTCTCAGTACCCTCTACGTTACCGCCGCCACCGCCGCCACTAACGTCTCCTGCAACCCAGACCCCTTCGTTAAAAACGAGTGCCTGTCCGTCTGTCGGAGGGGTCGAGAGGTCAACATCAGAGAGATCGTCGAGAGCAGACGGAGGAAGTTCGCCGTCCTCAGCGGCAGTCAACCGCCCCTTTGCATCAACAGTGATGTTGGCGTTAGTGTAGGTGCCGGGATTAACAGAGGTGTCCGTCAAGGACAGAGTTCTGTCTTCTGAAAGATCACCTCCACCCGCAATACCATCTGTTGCGATGATCTGCGTAGTCTTGGACGCCTTATCGGCAACGCCCTCCCGATCTGCATTCGCATTCGTAAAGAGAGCTTGCCAGATTCGTGCAAATCGCTGTGTTGGCCGCCCTTGTTCATCGACGATAGGCGTCTGCCAATCTAGGGGGTCAACTCTTTCAGCCATTACCTAATTTCCAATCCATCGATTCTGACAGTTGCGCCGTCATCCGAGATTTCAAACATCCGGCCAGGCGCTCTCATTAGTCCGAGCGATCTCCACACAAACTCTTGTGAGTAATTCCCCGGTTCAACCGTCACGGTTCCATGCGAGGTCCACGTCTTACCGAAGTCATCCGACGTCCTTAGCAAGATATCTGCCCCCGAGACTTGCGGACTGCCGAAGGATGCAGTGAGATACGCAGCGCCTAGCGGCTTGGCATCTCTCGCGGAAAGCGGGACACCTCCCACGATTACGCGGGGAAACCGGTTCTGTTGCGAGTTATCGTACGGGCTGACATCGTAACCTTGCGTCGGAGCCAGTGTCCACAACATCCCAAAGGTGTCGTCACCGGCGACTACTTGAGATTCGGCGGGGGCACTTCCTGCCGTCTCTAGGGAAACGGTCTTTCGCCCCATTCCTGTCCAGTTCATACCGACAGCCGCTCGCCACGTCTCTCTGCTTGGAGTGGTCCACTTCATCCACTGTCCGGTAGTCAGATCGTAAACGAGCGTGGCTTCTTCGCCTAGACGGACGACATAGAAGTCGTGACCATCCATGCTGAACGTCCACGCCCGCAGGTAACGATTCTGAGACCTACCGCGAGCAACCGCCATTACGTTAGCCTGACTGATGCGAACAGTCTTGTTACCGTGAGCGGCAACGAACAACTCCGTTTGAGAGTTCTTGAGTTCATCGGTAGGAAAGTTAATTGTAACAAGACCCCGGGCCTGGGTTGTCTTCAGGTTGCCCGGATCAGAAACAACAGCAAAAATCCTGCCCTGGGTCAGTGTTACGGTCATAGCGTCCTATTTACCTTTAGTTGCGGAGGCATGGCGGAGGGATGCCAAGCTGCCCCTGTTGCGGGGTCAGTCTCGAAAGTGTCTCGCCAGTAAGTGAATGCCGCAGTGATTGGGCGGTCTTCACCTAGAACCTCTGTTCCATCAGAGATCAGACTCGTTTGCAGATTGCCATCGCCGCCGTCTAGCTTAGAAGCCCTGACCCAAGTCTGAAGCCCCCTGACACTAGTGATGTCGGGAGGAAGGCTGTTCAGCAGACCGAATGTCGAAGGAGCCGGAGGCGGATACGCCGCAGAGATGTAGTCCTCGTCGTTGGGGGTCCCCTCGTCAATGAGGGACCAACCTACTGTACCAGTGCTAGGTGTCCATCCGAGTGAAACGTCCGAGTCAGGCACGAGAGAATAGACAACCACCGAACCCATCCAGTCGTTGTTACGGGTGCCTGAACCGTTCCAAATCACAACATCTTTGTGGTAAGTACCGGGATAAATAATTTGAGAGTAGGCTGCGTACCATACAATCTGACGCGTTGCGCCGTGAATCTGTCCATCAACGGACAGCACCGGAACGCCTTCTACTCGCACTTCAATAGTGCCCGCAACCGAATCATGCTTGACTTCGACGTGATACCAAGCGTTAGCCGTTAGAACGGTTTTATCGGTCTTTGCAATAATTGCTCCGGGATTGTGACCGCTAAGGATAACGATTTCGCCCGCAGTGTTTACTGCAACGGTGAACTGCGAAGAGTTAGCTGCGTTACGGAATGTAATGATGCTCGCAGGAAAAGAGTTATCTGACGTCATCTGGAGAAGATACACACGTTGAGCGACACCCACCGTGGTTTGGTCTTGCTTCAAGACGTACCGCAAAATAGAGGCATACTGCGAATACCAAACGATGCCTGTTGCGTTTGGGTCGGGATCATTGCGTAGGTTCGGCCAAGTAGCCTGAGCGTAAACACCGTCCAGCAGCTTGGTCTCGTCGAGACCGTACATGCTGAAGTTGTCCATATGTTCAATAGCCACGGGTCAGTGTCTCCTTTAGGTTTCGAGAGTCAGCGCCTCTTGAATGAGGATTGCTCGACGAATTTGTTCTTCTATCGCGTTGTCAGAGACTCTCTGGGGACCGCCTCCCGAAATGTTGTAGACGACGCCATCGGCGTCAATAAGCATCACCGAGTCTTTGACAGCGACATCCGTACCACCCCAAACACCTCGTTCAAACGTCCGACCTTGGACACGAGCGAAAGGGGCATCAGCTTGGCCGCTGAGATACCAGACTTCGGTACTATTGGTGCCGAGGAACCAAATCTGATCGCCAATGATACGAACAGACAGGAGGGGGTCAGGCGCCTTTTCAGCCGTAGCGAAGTTCAGAGGATCGATTGTCGTTTCACCGGGGTTAATCCAGTAGAACCGGCCATTCATGCTGTTATCTTCAGCGGCAGTGACTACGATAATGTATCCTGCGATGTAACCGACGGAGATTGCGGCGACGTCATCGGGAGTTGTTACAGTCGAAACTGTCGTTCCGTCATAGAGCCATAGGGTTCTGCCATCTGCGACGTAGAGATACTCGGGAGTGGACCCTAGCCTCGAAGTCGCAGCCATTGAGGGAGTAGACCCTTCCACAGCTCCATAAATCGATTCACCTAGGAAGGTGACTGTCTCATCTTTATCGACGCGGTACAGGGAGTCGAACGATACGACGAACAGGGCGTCATCAAATGATCCCGGTTGACTATACATAGCCCGGATAGGGCCTTCGCCGACGTTCAGCCACTTACGCAAACCGGGCCGAGAGATCAAAGACACTTGATCGGTGAGATTGGCCGGGTTCTTCTCGAAGTACCTGTTCTTAACCAGAATGTGGCTAGAACCGGCTACTTGCCGAACCCAATCAGAAATCCCTAGCGGTACTGAAGTCATTTATCACCTTGGGCGTCCAGAGGTAAAGGCGTTGGTGTCGGAGTACGCACCTTTGAAATAACGAACCCCGAGTGTCCTCAGCAGGCCCTCTTCAAGAGGAGTCTCAACAGTCTGCCCATACTGTGCCTTAAACTTACGAAGAAGGCTGCGAAGAGTCTCAACCGATTGGGCGTCAGCCGCAACCCCGTGACGAGGATTGAGTCGCATCGCGAGGCTGATAATCAGAAGATCATCGAACTGCTCAGGGAAGGGCGACTCACTCTCTGCTGTCAGAGGAGAAACGGCAGTCCAATTCCCGGTGTCAGCCCTGAAGAAATATTCACGAGCGGTGCCGTTAGTATTGAACACCAGCGAAGGTTCGTCTTCAATAGTGTAACCATTACCCATCACCGTTAGGCTGTTAGTCGAAAGATTGTCAGACTTATCTACAACTGCAAATCGCGCTCCGTCATTGGGCTGCGGATGGAGGTAGACTGTCTGGTCGTCAGTGAGGTTTAGAACCAACCGGACATTAACTGGAACGAACCAATCGTTCTGCGGCTGGTCAGGAAAGCCAGAGGGACGGGAGACGTTATTGCTCCCGAGCGGAAAGGTATTAAGCGGGTCGCCCGCCTCATTACCGAGAAGCGAGAGGACGACACGATTGAGAAGACGCAGACCTTCTGCCTGTTCGGCTTCAGTCGGGTCCGCTGAGATAGCGATAAGATTGCTCTCGCGGAAGGCGTCTCGAATAAGGGTCGAAATCGTGGTCAACTCAGGCTCCTAGAAGACTTGGCAAACTTGCCAAAAAGGGAGGGAGAGGCCGAAACCCCTCCCCCACTTAGATTACGCACCGTTGATGCGGACGATCCGACGACGGTCACGGACGTTAGCAGTGAGAGCGACGTCGAAGCGGACACGGTGTTCACCGGTCCCGAAGTCACTGTCCTGCCACATACGGACAGACACCGGCACCTTGGTAAGCTGCTTCCGCATCGCCTTACCAGTCGCGGGCATAACGAGGTCAGCGGTGTTGACCTGAATAGCCTGCTTCTGGAGGATCGCACGCGGACGAACAGCGGCACCAGCAGTACCGAGGAACGCCACAACTGCACCGTCACCCGGAGCGGCGTCAACCGTCGCATGGGCCTTGTTGATGCCGATGTCGGCACCCGAACCCGAACCTGGAACGATCAGCGCCGGGAAGATGCGAACAGTCGCAGCACCCGTACCGTCGGCAGTCGCGTCACCCACGACACGGAACTGTTGCAGACGACCGAGCGAAGCACCAAGGCGGTTGTCGTAGGCGTTGACGTCTTCAATCGTGAAGACTTCACCGTCCTTGATCGTGCCACCGGCACCGAGGCCGTCGATCAACAGCGTCTGAGTCATGTACTGACCCGGAGCAGCCGAGGAGGCGACATCCTTGTAGTTGACATTCTGAGCAGCGCCGTTCACAGCACCGTTGGTACGAGTACCGAGGGTGAGCGTCGGAATCTGCTGCGTGAACACCGTCGGGATGCCACCGATCTTGCCGGAGAACTGCTCACGGAAGGTTTCCGTGGCCATGCCCTCAAGCGCAGCCATCTCCGTCACCTTGTCAGCGAGAGCCTGCTTGTCGGCATACGAGAGGATACCGCGAAGATCACTGTCATCAACGCCCTCTTCCTTCAGGCGGGTGTAGCCCGAAACGAAGTCAGAGTAGTCGTCAACTTCAGTACCCGGAGTACCGACCCAATTGTTCGAGGCAAGCATTGCCGTACGGAGAATGTAGGCATCGATTGCTTCAGCGAGGTTCGTAGCCGCAGCCTTGATCGCTTCGCTTTCACGAGCGTCGCCGAGGTCACGAATCTTCACGAAGTCGCCCCAACCCATCGAGCTACCGAACACGGTATTAACCTTGAACTGCTAGGAGCCGAAGACGGTGGACTGAACACCGGAGGTCAGGTCCTGAATACCGTCAGTCGTCTGAGTGACGTTATAGCGGGGACCAACCTGCTCAACGACGGTGAGGCCGTTGCGGTCGTTCATTTCGGTGTTGTACTGCTTCCACGTTACTGCATCGGCAGCAATGAGGTTATTCTGAAACGTCGCTGCAAAAGCATTAAGAACGAGCTTTGCCTGATCGACCTGTACACTAGCCATTATACTTTATTCCCATTTATCGTTGTTGATGTAAGGGAGGCAGCGACGTTCAGAAAGGTTTTGTTACTTCTTACGCCTTCCATAAAACTCGCGTTCAAACGCCTCCAAATCGTCGGTATCTGGGGCAATGCTCAGCGACGCCGAAGTTCCACGAGTAGGAACGGGCGGCGCAGGGGCCTTCGATACCTTAGGGGTGTTGCGCTTTGGAGCGGCTTCCTTCGAGGGCAAACGCCCTTCCAGTCGGCCAAGTGCAATAGTCGCAGCGATGGCACCAGAGGCAACAATTTCCTGGGCTTCACTGACGTTATTGGCGAGATAGTACAGAACCTCCGGGCCACGCTCCATCTGCATGATGGTGTTAGCGAGGAAGGTGCCGTAATCAGGATCGAGATCGCGGAAGGTAGTGTCAAGGACGGTAAGCTTGTTGCGGAGGTCCGGGAGTTCTTGCTCCGTTTCCGCTAGCTTGCCTTCCCAGGAATTGACGAGCTGGTCTTGTGCCTCCTGAGCTTTGCGCGCTTCGATCTCTCGGTTCTTGGCTTCCTCAATCGCCTTCGTTTCCGTCTGGATCGTATGGCGAGTTAGGTCGGCAATGTACTTCGGATCGAATTCACCGAGGGGGTAAATAAGCTTGCCATCTGCGTCTACAGCGTCCGGGTTCGGGGCTTCATCAGCCACTACTGCCTTCGCCGGGGCTTCCTTCAGCGGCTCATCCTGAGGCTTCGGGGCCTCAATCTTAGCCAATCGGGCTTCCATCTCCGCGATCCGACGCTCTGCCTCACGGGCACGAGCTTCAGCTTCACGGCGATCAGCCACTAGTTCGTTGATACGTTCCTTAGCGGTCTTCCGGTTCTTCTTCGGCTGCTCGGGTTCCGGCTCATCTTCGCCTTCATCCTCATCAGCTTCATCCTCCGGCTCGTCATCAGACGAATCTTCGGGTTCCGGG